TAGGGCTTGAAATTCTATATTAAGTTGTAGTCTAATCTAAAGATTAGTTAGTTCCCCATACACGGTCAATAACGACACCATATTCTGCACCTGCATAACTTGCTGATGTATCATCAGGCAAGCAACGGAAGTTAACTGGGAATACTGTTGCAGAGTCACGCTTCAAAGCATGTGCTGTTGTATCAATTGAAACAACACGACGTGCTACGTAGACACGCTCCTTATTTCTAAGAGCAGATGTAGATGAACCATCTCCAAGGGAGTATGGAGCATTTCCTACTGCAATGAGAACACGCTCTACTGGAGCATCTCCAAGAGCACCTGCTGCAAGATTAAGTGTTGCACCTGTTTCTCCTGTAATTGGAGTTGTATCTGTTAGATTGTTTACAGATGATACTGCTGAACCAGTATTTGCATAGTAAGAATCCATCTGACCCCATGAAAGCTGTAGGTTTTCAAGAGTTGCTTCTGTAAGCTCTGTCTTAAGCATAACCTTGAGGGTCTGCTTGAACAAACGAGCTGCATCCAAAAGTTGATCAACCATAACTTCACCATATGCTGGCTCGTATGAAATTTCAAAACCTGTGCTTGTATAACCAACTTCACGGTAGCTTGCATTTTGTAGCAAACCAGTACGAGCTGATTGACCTGTTGACGTTCCAAAAAGAGTCTTAAGACTTGCTGTATCTGTTGCTGGACGAGCACCATTAATACCGTCATTAACGGATACGAAAATATCTGCTGCACCAACAATTACGTTTTTAGTATTTGTAGCCATATTTTATTTTTCACCACCTTATTTTATATAAAATAAAAAGAGATGACAATTTTGCTTCCTCATGTAAAATCATAGCATTAATGCTTAATAAGTCAAATTTTTAAGCAAATCTTCCAGTGGCCATATCTAGCTCACGTGTATAGGCATACCCTATAGAAAGGTCTGTACTCATGTACCCGCCTTCATCTGTAAATGGTTGAACTGGGTCTGCAGACTCAATATTAAACCATAAGAAGGTAAATGGACTATTTGGGTCAAGCTGAAGATTTACATCTTTAGCAGACAGGTCATATCTTCTGAAAAGATCAATAAGGAAATTGGTTATAGTCTGAAGTTCTGCACCATCTCTGCCTACTATTTCAAGGATCAAAGATTCACTAGAAATCCACCATTGAACCCCATATCTTTTTTGAACAACATTGTATACAATATAAGGCTTACCAGGAAGTAGGTTATTCATTTCTGGGATTTGCTGAGCAGGAATTATCGGGATGATTGGATCTGGAAAACCATCGGCATAATAATCATTAATATCAAGTACTCCAGCATTCGTGAGTTCTTCCCACATTGCATTTCTCAAGTCATATACTGCTATCTTTGAATAATCAGTCATTATATTGCTACCACCTTATCTAAACCTGAGCTAGCTACTGCGTTAGCTACTGCATTTTTTACCGCCGTAGTGCTTGGAGTATTACTATTTAAAACAATTGCCACTTCAGATGCAACTCTATCATAAAACCCAGATGACTCCATAACTGAATTTCCGTTTTCAGTATACCATTCAAGCATATATTCTGCAAAAGCATTTTTGACTTGCTTCCCACCTGGATCAAGAATGTTAATTGTTTTTCCTGGTGCTATAAATACTAATCCATTACTTCCAGCAAATGCTAAAACTCTTTGAGCAGTAAAACTAACTGCTAAGCCTTGCTCCATCACAGTAGCCTTATCTCTAAAAATACTTCTACGTGTTACAGTTTTGCCAGTCTTACCTGGAGTTAAAAGTTCTGGATTTATTGGTACTGGAAGCTTTGATGGTAAAAATCTTGAATTAATAGAAAGGTTACCACTTACAATAGCTCCTCTTTCTATAACAAAAAGTCTACCTGAAGGGTTACCTATCTGACCCCACTCATATACGTGATGCATTTTTTTAGGGTTTGATCTTGCATAGCTATCTACGCCGAGCAGGAATCTTTCAGATGTTATAGAGAATACACCTTTTGCAATCTCATTAAGTACAGAAGGTTTTTGAATTTCCTGGATACTAGATAACACATTATCTAGGTCGGAAACTAGGGCTTGACTATCAACCTCAAGTCTTATCATTATCTTGGACCTGTACTCTTAGAAGTACTGCCTCGAAATAAGATACCTTGCCAAATGGGTCAAGGGTTGCGTGTGATGAAGTAACTTCAAATATAGTATCTGGGGAATCATATCTATCAATTTCAACAAACACTGGCTTATTATCATTTGATCTGATATTAGTTATACGCCATCTTTTACTTAGAAGTTCATTACATTTAATTCTAATCTGAAACTTTTCAGAATACTCGCCTTCTGAACCACCTTTAAAAACTTTATTATCTGTTCTTGTAGAAGATCCAGCAACTTTAATAGGTTCTATTTTACACTGAAGAGTTTTGGCATAATTCCACTCTCTTAGAATGGCTCCTGTGTTTGGATCTTGATCATACTCCTGAATATAAAGATCAGCAGTCATATTCATTATAGAACCCATTATTGAAGCATTAAACATTATATCAACATCATATTAATGTTACGATATTGATCAAGGATGTTATCAACCGTGATATTACCAGTACCATTAAATGCTCCCTTTGACATTTCAAATGAAATTTCGCTGAGATCAACCTTGCTAAGATACTTGTTTCTCCAGTTATAATCATTAGACAAGATATCGTTTACAAGAAGCATTGATGCCATCTTAATATCTTCTGGAACATACTTATATCCTACGTTTCCAACAAACTTATATCTAGAACCGTCTCTAAATCTTCCATAATAAAGAACGTTAGCATCAACTTCATTATCATATCTAATGTCCCATGAAGGATCATAAATTCTTACGACATACCCCGTTTGGGTCATTTGTAGATTGAACCCAAAACCATTGACAGGAGGGTTTTGAGTATTATCAATAACAAGAACATCGTCCTCATACATCTTGTCAACACTAGTCATTCTTTCAACTAGCTGAATGGCATCTGATCCGTTTGCAAAAACTTCTTGAGAATCATATCTCAAATAAAACTTAAGACCAGTGTATCCATCAATAATAGTTCTGGCAAGCTTTTCAGCATTCTGAATATCCTTAATTGGATGGTAGTTAATGTCTGATGGTGTTGCTCCAAAACCAAGAAAATCTATAATCTCGTTAACAGAAGAATAGACTGGCTGAACTTGGTAAAAATCTGTCTGCACAACTTCTAGTCCATTGATTACATATGTCCATCTTAATTCTAGGACACGTATGGAATTAGTTACTGCTTGTGTCAGCAAAAAGCTGTATTCACCCGCATCTGGCTCATCAACAGTATTAACCGTATCAAAGCCAGTTAGCGGTGATGCGTCGTTATCTGCATCATAAATTGATAAAGTGGGTAGGGCATCTGCTTGAGTGAGAACCCCATCGCTGTATACATAAAGGTATACTCTTTCTTGACTTCCTACTTGGATATTCTGCACTCAGATTACCCCCCTTTTTTAGCTGTAATACTCCTGAGCTTCTCTAGGAGTTGCGATTCTAAATCCTGACTGCTTGTCGAAGATTGCCTGAGCTTCATTTTGTGACATAGCTACAAATGGATGCTCTTGGGTAAATGTGTAACCCATTGTCTGATAGGAATGATTTCCTCGTTCCATCTTAACTAGCACAGCGTCTTCTTTCTTCAACTTAGCTTCTCTTTTCTTCTTTTCAATTTCTGGAACCTTGACTTCTTCTTTTTCAGATGAATTAAACTTGTCATACATTTGCCAAGTAATTCCCTCTTCCTCAAGTAGAGCAATAATACCAGTCTTACTCTTTTCTTCAGTTACATCTACACCAAATGTATCTGCAACTTTTCTTAGATCAGAAATCTTTAGATCTGTAAATGACATTAATTTTCCTTCCGTCATGTATTATTATAGCAGAAAATGACTAAGGGGTCTATTTCTAGACCCCCGAGCCTTGCATCTAATTAATATTAGAATGTGTATGTACCGTTACCACCAAGTACGTTTGCACCTGCTGTTACTGAACCAAAGTTTGCACTTGTAGCTACTGAACCAGCGATCTTAACGTTCTTAACGATTACGTGAGCATCGTAGTTTTCCATCTGTGCACCAACACGGATAAAGAGTGTGTACTCAATTGTATCCTTCTTTGGCTGGAACAAACGGTAGACTGTTACGTCACGCTTGATACCAACGATGAAGTTCTGTGGGAATGTCAAGTGGACATCTCCATGCAGACCTGAAGCACCTGAATAGTCACCAGCATGGGTCTCGTCCATCAACGGAACGTTGATTACTGGAATACCGAATGCGAATGGAGTGACTGTACCTGGGCCACCATCGTTAGCAGCTACATCACCACGAATGATACCTGAAGCGATATCAAATGGTGTGAAGCCAGAGCTTGTCTCTGCGGTCAAGTTGTATAGGTAATCCTGTACAAGATTTGAACCTGTGAAGAAACGAAGCTGATTGCGACGTTGCTTGTACTTACGTGGGAGGGTCTTGATTGCAAGGTTGAATACAGCCTTGTCAAGTCCTACTCCTTGTGCATCAACAACGTGAGCGTTGTCAAGTGCAATCTGACGGAAACCCTTGAATGCGGAAAGCAAACCTGAACCAGTTCCAGTACCATTGATTAGAACATCCTCAATGTCGTTACCAGCCTGGGTAGCCATCAAACGTGCAATGTGATCTTCTAGATCTGGACCTTCAATGTTGTCTTCTAGAGACTCAGATGAAAGTTCCCAGTCAAGACGAAGCTTGCGGGTTGTTAGAGAGATCTTTGCGAAAGTTGCTGCTGCTGAAGTGAATTGTGAACCATCGGCATTTACATAATCACGTGGATTATCTTCCTGTGCGACTGTCATAATTCTCTGTCCTACTGCAACACGATCAATCTCTGTTGTGTTTGAACGCATGCGGATTGTACGAGCTGCCTTAGCAAGAATCGTAGCATCCCACATGTAATCTAGAAAACGATTAGCTTGATCAGGATATAGTAAACCATTACCTGAGAGTGCCTCTGAATCTCCAGAAGCATTAACTGCTGAAGAACCTAGATTAGTTGTATCAATTACTTTTTGTAGAAGTTCATTACTCATTTTATTTATTTCACCACCTTATTTTTTTATAGATTGTTTAGGCTATTACCTTTGAGGAAGGCTCCTTGCCATATACTTTTATTGATTTTTTTGCTCTCCAATGATCCATCAAGGTCACTGGACTTCTTAACTGCAGTTGCAGATTCAAAGTTGGTCAATTGATGATTTACATACTCAATCTTTCCATACATATCTGTAACTGACTTATTTAGGGCTTCATACTTTTCGCCCAAATCGGCAATCTGCTTAGCAAGACTTGCAGATGTTTCCTCAAACACCTTGTTCATTGCTTCGACTGCTGCAGAGCTATCTGAGTAGCTCTTATTTAATGACTCGCCCAAGAAGGTCTTTAGGTCGCTGACAACCTTTTCAAAATCAAGGGAATCCTCAACTTCTGAAATAGACACGGCTTTCTCAACTGAATCGTCAGCAGCAACTGCTACCTCTTCAACTACCGCAACTTCTTCGGCTGGAGCCTCTGCATCAATTGACTTCTCAATTGTTGCATCTGTATCTTCTGCCATTGTGTTACCTCCTTTACCGAGTGAAACTTCATCACTCTTGGTTACTTTATTTTTTTCATTTTGATCAGGGTACATAAGAGTTGCAACTGTTGAATCAATAACATTTACATTTCCCGTTTGATTTCCTGACAAACCTGGAGCAGCTGACTCCGTTGCTTCGTGTGCTGATGTTGGAGCATCATCTTTCTTAAAATAAGAATCAATTACCTTTTCAATTGCTTCAAACTTTTCAGTATCAGATTGTTCAACCCAACCGATGTTTGTCATTTCTGATTCGCATACAACACAGCTCTTAGTTGTTGCTACTGAAGTTGATGCTACTTCATCTTTTGAACACCAAAAAACATTTTCAGTAATAATGCCTTCTGCCATCTTTTGAATAGAAAAAATATTTGCTAACTGATTTGCTGGTGAGTCAACTAGTGAAAGCTCGTGCAAATCAAAATTATGAATTACTCTATGTGACTCGGAAACATCGTCTGCTTTTTCCATCTTAGCATCAACGATATTTCCACCAATAGAAAAGCCTGAGTAAGTTCCATCAAGGCACTTTTCCCAAGCATCCTGTGCACCCTTTGAAATATAAGCAGTCACATAAATGCCTGTATATTTCTTTTGAGTTTCTGGATCAAAAAAACTATCTTCTTTAAAGTTGACCATCTTGCCAACTGCTGAGGTTCCATGCATCTCACGGATGTTACCTCTAAAATTATCAAAAGCCTTCTTGCTTGCCTCGGCAGTTACAATGTCTCCATGTCTGTCAAGATTATCAAGAGTTGCAAATCCAGACACTGTTCTTTTTTCCTTGTTTACCTTTGTAATAGGAAAATGGAGTGCCATTGAGTTTTCGCTGTTTGACCAGTACGTCTTTTGAATTTCCATATGTAAATAAATAATAGCAATATTTATAAATAAAGCATAATTTTGACAGAAATTATTTTATAATTCCGCTATTGATTTGGATGACCTTTTTGACATCCGCCCCTTCTGCTTGATAAGTTTGCTGAACTGGAATTGGAGTTCCTGGATTATGGTCTTCTATATTGCCTACATAAGGAGTTACAATATGGGAATCTGGGGTAACATTTGGGTTTGCCATAGAGTTATGTGAGGCTAATCCTCCAGTAATGAATCCCATAACTGGGTAAGCTAAATGGGCTAAATCCCGTTGAAAACCTGTTGCTGCCCATGCACTTATAGCCCCAACAAATGCTATCCCCAGCTGTTTTGCGTCTGAAACGCTAAATTTAAAATGATGTTTTAAACTCATAGCGAACCCTTTAATGTATCATAGACTATTTGAGGAACTGCCCCTGCCTTCACTATGATTCCCGCTTTTTTATCAAAGACAGTCAGTGCTGCTTGGGTTTGAGTATTCATAGTTCCTGTAGCATATTTGGCGATAAGCAAACCTTTATTTACAAGAGCTTTTTGAACTGTTAAAACTGCATCATTACTTTGCCCCAAATCAAAAGAGTTTCTAGTTGTAGGAAATGGTGGTGCATAAAAAGCTGTAGGTGTAGGAGTTGGAGTAATTTTAGGTGTAGACGTTGTTACTGGTGTTCCATGCAATGCTGCTGCAGTTCCCGCTATTGCAGTTCCTGTTGCTGCTACTCCAGCTGTTGCTTTTTTACTTGTGATTCCTTTTGATACTGGTGCTAAAGGTACGGGGTATTTTGGTCTAACAATAGCCATGACATAAAGATATGGGCGATGCTCTCTATAACATCCACCACCGTTTGCTGCTGTTTTTGTATTTTGATCTCCAGTATTAAAACCAATTGTTGTTAAACCATCTGCAGATGCAGCTTCAACAATTTCTACATGCTCTGCAACTCCTGTACCCCAAGAAAAGAAAACAAGATCTCCAGGTTTTGCTTGATATTTATTTACAACTAAACCTTGACGCTGAAACCATTCCAATCCTGCTGGACAATATGCAAAACCTTTTGGAGTTTGAGCTGCAACTAAACTAGAAAGACCAACTTGTGCAAAGCACCAACTAACTCCCATTGCACAGTAAGAAGCGTTTGGTATGCCATACCAAATACCATATGGGTTTTCATTATTTGATCCCTCAACAAAACCAATTTGGCTACGAGCAACATTTAAAACGTCTAACGCTGTAGCCATTTTTTAATTACCTTCCTGTGGACCTTCGCCCTTTGCGTTTCGAGCGGTTCCCATTTTATCAGGAGCATTTATAGTTCTATTTTGATCACGAGTTTTATTTCCGCTTGCATCAGACGCTGCATTGCTTGCTTCCTGAGGGTTAAGAACAAGAACTGTATCACCACTAGAAATTGGTGGTAGGCCCTTACGTGCACGAACTTCATTAGGAAGAATAACTTGATCTTTAAGATAACGATCATCAATTCTTGACTGAGTTTCTTCATCGGTAAGTGCAAGTTCATTAAATCTAAGGACAAAATCTCCAGTAAACTCTGAAATTATTCTATTGATTTTTACCTCAAGCTCTTCTTGTCTAGGACGACAGACCTGCTCTTTAAACGTTTTATCTGCATCTTTAGCATTTGCTAGTGAGACACCCTGTGGCATACCAATTTTTGAAATGGGCACACGGTGAGCAATAAGAATACGGTCTCTATTTTCTACGGCATAATTCTTGAATGAAGAATCTTGTACTCCCGCTTCGATAGGCTCCATGTTAAATTCAACACGAGAATTTTCTCCGTCTGATGGCAAAGGAATATAAAGTGTTCTATGGTTTCTGCCCTTAAGTCCAGTCTGAAAGAATTCAAGCAATTTACGCTCGGCATCTGCTGTAAGCTCTGCACCCTTTACAG